AAATGTTGCTGATGATTGGTGGAATGCTTACTCTGATTTTATGGGAACTACAACTACAGATAAATGGTGTAAGTGGGATGGTTCTCAAATAGATTGTAATGTTGAACCAGTTACAGATACAACTTATTCAGCAGGAGAGGGAATTAGTTTAAGCACAACTACATTTAGTGTTGCTGGTGGAGATGGATTAACACAAGAAACAAGTGGACTTAAAGTAACCCCAGATGGAATTGGAAACACACAATTAGAATATGATACAGGACAAGCATTAACAACAACAAGTAATCCTCAATTTAATAATGTAACATCAATTTCTTGTTTGGTGTTTGATTCGGGAGGGCAGATTTGTAGTAATTAAAATGAATAAAAAGAAATTAAGATTAATGTATGGAATATGGGTTTTTGTAGTTGCTTCTTTATTTTTAATAAGTCAGCTTATTCCTTTAATTTCTGCTTCACCTGCCCTTACTGCGACACTTTATGATTCAGCAGTTTCAAACAATGTTGCAACAAATTTTAATTCCACAAGCATTCTTTATATTTTTAACACAGACCATTATGAAGGTGAAGCAACTTCAACTAGTTATTACAGTATCTTCCAGAAATTAAGTCAAGGGATTGAAGGATTCAATATGTCAACTTCAATGCGCAAAGTTAGGGGGTCCGGTCAGGATTTACAGATAGGATTTGGAGATAAGGAAGTGACTTCCATTGTAGGTGATGTCCCAATGACATGTGGAGTTGGGAATCAACCTTCCGTAGTAAATAATGGTTATTTAATTGGGATTAATAGGGGAAGAACACAATATGGACTCTACAAGGTAGTTTCAGGTGCAGTCACCCTTTTGGGAAGTTGTAAAACAATATCAGACCCAGGAGATGCAACATTTTTCCCAGTAAATTTGACTTATGATGAATCAACAATTGAAGTTTATGTGAATGGAGTGAAAGATACAATCTCAGATTCAAGTTATACTTTATCCGCTACAACTTCATTCGGACAAGCAGTTTATTATGGAACTTCAAATGGGGGACAATCAAAAGTTAAAGATATGTATATTTTTAACACACCTTCAGACCAACCTCCAACATATTCAAACGCCCAAACAAATAGCACAACTGCAGGTCAAACAACAAAATTCTCTCTTTTAGTTAATGATGATACCGCATTAGAACCAAATGGTCAATATATTTTCTCTACAAATAATACAGGAACTTGGACAAATGATTCAGCAGTTAATTTTACAACAACACCACAATGGGCAAATGTTTCAAAGATGTTAAATGATACTCAAGAAATTACAATCGGTTATAAATGGTATATAAAAGATAATAATTTAAATCTCGTTCAAACACCTATATATTCTTTTTTAATTCCAGATACAACTCCTCCAGAAGTATATTTAATCTCTCCAATTAATAATACATTTTCAAGTAATTTAACTCAAACATTTATAGTAAATGGAACTGATAATATAGATTTAAAGACTGCTACTTTGCATATTTGGAATTCAACTGGAGATGAAATAACTACTACAACAGATTTAACAGGAGATATGTGGATTGCTGATTATAATGGAGGAGGACATGGATATGTTACAAAGGTTTTACCAAATGGAACATCTTTTGCTTATTCTCTAACAGGAACATTTAATTATGCTCATTGGATAGCAATGGATAATGATTCTAATATGTGGATTGTAAGTTATGGGAGTGGGGCAGTAGAGAAAGTTTTACCAAATGGAACATCTTTTATTTATTCTGGGGGTCAGCAGTATAAAAGATATATAGCTTATAACCCAAGTGATAATTCTCTTTATATGTGTGGAACTAATACTGATGTTGAAAGAGTATTATTAAACGGAACAATTTTAACTGGAATTGCAACACTTCCTGGAACTGCTTGTAATGCCATAGCTTTTGATGGAGTGAATATGTGGTTTATGTCTGGAACTGGAGGGGGAATATACTCAAAACTTCTTCCAAACAGAACATTAATTAATTATACAACAGGAGCAAAAGCTCCAAATGGAGTGGCATTTGATGGAGTTAATATGTGGGTAGGAGGAGGACAAACAGGGAATACACAGGTATCAAAGATAAACATAAACACTGGAATAATTACAAATTATACTGTTAGTAGCACACAAGCAGTGTTTCCTTTTTATGATGGTTCAAGTGTTTGGTTTGAAAGTTGGGATAATGCTACAGCTATAAGATTTCTTTCAAATGGAAGCATTCAATATTATAAAGGTCTTGGATTAGCACCTTATGGTTCAGCATATAATCCATCCCAAAGGGCAATGTGGTTTGCTTCAAGAGATAGTAATATAATTACAAAAATTTATATAGATAATGGAACAATGACTAATTACACTTTACCAAATTCGTATGACCCTCATGGAATGGCTTTTAGTGGAGCTACTCTTTCAGCTTCTAATCCTCCTTACGGAGTAAGTAATACCAAGATAAACTCAATTTCAGGAATATCAAACCAAACATCTTGGGATTATAATTTATCTTCAATAGGAACTTATTTATGGAATGTTAATGTTTGTGATAATGCTGGGAATTGTGCTTTTAATTCAACAAATTATACTATTACAATAACCTTAGCAGATACTTGCACATGTCCAGGAGCTGGAAATGATTGGGAAATTGATATGTCTGATTACTGCAATATAACTGAAGCTTGTGATTTAACAACAGGAACATTAAGCTTTACAGGAACAGGAATTACAAGAATAAATTCAACAATTAAAACAACAAATTTAGGAGACCCTGGAGCAAATGGGATTCTTAAATGGAAACAATAACTAAAACAAATATTGGAACAGGAGCAGTAGGAGTATTAGCAGTGCTTAGTTTGATAATTAGTATGGGTGGTGCACCAGATATGGGAAATTGGTATTATGGAATAGATAATCAATCAAACATAATTTGTGGCCCACTTCAATGTGATAAATTAAGTGCACAAAATGATTTAGGAATTAGTAGTAGATGTTATTTCTTTTCTGAAGAAAAAAATAGAACAACCTATAAAACATGTAAAAGTGGGTGGGTTAAATTTGAAAATGTAGAAAAAAGTGAACAAATTAACTTTTCTGAAACTGATCATGTTTACTTATATTGTATGAAAGGAAAAAATAGTTTAGTTAGTGAATGTCAAGTAATAGATAATAATCAAACAATATTTAAATTGGAGAATAGTTAATGACAACCAAAACAGAATATTATAATGGAAGTGATTGTTCTGGAAGTGATGGTGATTCAAATAGAGTTTTAATACTTTCTAATACAGGAATAACTTCAACTAATGAATTTTTAGTTTATGTAAGCGGTTTAGCTTTATCTACAACAACAGAATATACTGTAGTTCATAAAGATGGTTCAACTGAAATAACTTTTTTAAACAAATTATGGGATGATATGACTATAATTGTTCAGTATAGTGAAAAGATAACTGGATTAGGAAGTGATTTTGAATTAGGGCCATTAGGTGATTTTGGAGTTGAAGTTGTTAGAACTCCTGTGACAGTAACAACAGATTTCAGTGGAAATAAAAATTATACAAATGGAACAAATGAAACAATAGAAGTAGTATTTGAAGTTTATAATGAAAAGCATAATTTAGATAAATCAGGATTAACAAAAGTTTATGATGCTAAGATGTTTTTAAAACCAAATCAAACATTAAATAAATATGATAAAATAACTTATGATTCAAAAGTGTATATGGTTAAAGAAGTAAGTATTAGAAATTTTAATGGAACTACAATTTTTCATGTAGCAGGATTATTTTATCTAAAAGAAGAATAATGAATGAAATTCAAAGGTTATTAGATAAAGCATTGCCAAATATTGCCAGGCGATTATTAAATGAATTAATAATTACTTGTCCTGTGGATACTGGAAGATTAAGATCAAGTATTAAAGTAAAATCAACAGATGAAGGTTTAATTATTTGGATGGTAGAATATGGAAAGTATGTAGAATTTGGAAGAAATCCAAGAATAATTGTTCCAACAAATAAGAAAGCATTAGCATTTAAAAAAGATGGAAAAACAATAATAGTAAAAAAGGTTAGACAAGGAGCAGTAAGGCCAAATCCTTTTATTCGAAATGCAATCCAAAATAAATTAAGAAAGATTATAATTGAAGAAATCAGCAGATAGACAACAATATTTAAATACTTTAATGAATTTAAAAAATAAACCAAGAGGTTAAATTCAAGTGAATATACAAAAAATAAAGCAAGAGCAAGTAGTATTTTTAAGAAATCAAAATGTATTTACTATAACTCAGCGAGGAGTAACAACGGCAAATGCAACTGGAACACTTTCTGGAACAAAAGTTATAACAATTGATAAAATAAATGTAAAAAATATTAGAAGTATAATAGTTGATTCAGTTTCAAAATCAATTGGTACAGATTATACAGTTAATTATAAGCATTCAACAGGTTGTGTTATTACCTTTGGATCCAATCAAACAGGAGATTATGTAGTTTCGTACGATTATGGTCATGACAAAATTTATCCAGATTTTCCAAGGGATGATTTAACAATTAGTTCATATCCAAGAATTGCAGTAGATATTTTAAATGTAGGAATAGATGCTTTTGGAATTGGAGGAAGTCAGTTTATTTCAAATGTTTCTTTTACAATTGTTATTTATTCAAATAATACAGATGATTTAGATAGTTATATTCAAACAATTAAAGATTTATATATATCAAATTCAAAAGAATTTTATTATCTTAAATTTATTAAACCAACATTAATTGGGCCAACAATTAATAGTTTAGAAAGATCTAATGAAATAATGTCAAAAAACATAGATTTATTGGGAATGTTTAATGTGGATACAGCAGAATGAATAACAAAGAATTAAAAAAATTAATGACCAATTTAGCAAAAGGGAAGATTTCAAAGGAAGAGGTAGATATGGTTATAAATAAGGAAAAAGTCGCCCAGAACAAGCCTATTAAGAAATTTAAAGGAAAGAAATATACTCATAAGAGAAAGAAATCAATTAAAGTACGGGAGGTTAAACAATGACACAAAATTATTTAGGAGGAGGAAGTACAGTAGCACTTTATGCTTTTGAAGATATGGATGGTTGGACCAAAGCAGCAGCAAGTCATACAAAAAGTGCTGAAACTTATGTACCATTTGGACAAGGAGTAGAAGTAACAGTTACAAGAAACAATAATGCAGAGAGAGTTTTTGGAGTTGGTGCACGAAATGCAACAGCTACAGTAAATAAGAATTATGGTGGAGCTTTGACAGTAAGTGGAGTTCTTTCAAATGCTTATTGGTTATTAGGAGTTTTAGGAGCAAATGAAGATGGAGGAACAGTCGGGGCATACACTCATACTTACACAGAAGCAGATATATTACCAAGTTTTACAACTATAACAAGTTTTGAATTAGGAACAACAGATTTTGCAAGTGATTTGATTGGATGTGTAATAAATTCTTGTACAATTTCAGCAGCAGTAAATGAGGCTTTAAAGTTTAGTCTTGAAGGAGTATATAGATATGAATCACTTGGAGAAACTAAGACATCAGATAATGCAGATGTAGAACCAGTATTTACTTTTGCACATGGAAGTATAGAAATGCCAGATGGAACAACTATTGCAGCAGTTCAAAGTTTTGAATTAACAATAGTTGAAAATGCAGAAGCAATATATGGTATTGGAAGTAGATTTATGACAGGAGTAGTTGCAAAAAATAGGGAATATAATTTTTCTATGACTGCAGCATTTAATGATTATACTGATTTATTGACATATTTTATGAATGGTACCAGCACAGCAACAGCACCAACAACAGGAAGTGGAACAGAAATAGCAACTTTAGAATTAACATTTACAAATGATGATGGGGATATTTTAGATATTAATTTAACAGGAATTCATTTAAATGAAGAAACATTACCACAAACACCAAATGAAATTATAAAAGAAGATGTAACTGGTTGGGCAAGAGCATGTACAAATGTTATTTATACAAATGATGTGGAAACAGCACCTAAAGCAGCAACAAATATAGAATAATGGTTGAAAAAATTATTCCAGATTTGGGTATTGATGCAAAGAAAAGAATTATTGAACAGACAAAGAATATTCCTTTATTAGTTAATGGAAAAGAAATCTTAATTAAAATTAGGAAATTAAGTACTGGTGTAAGAAATAAAATCAGAAGTGAATGCACTAAGACAACTATTCTTGGAGGACAACCACAAGTTAAGGTTGATGAAACAGAAATACAAGAGAAAATCTTAGCAAAAGCAATAGTAGAAGCACCTTTTGAAATTTCAGTAGAAATAATAAAGAAACTTCCTTTTGATGTAACAGATTATATTTTTGAAGAATATAGTCAATTTGCAGAACCTACTCAAAAAAAAAATTTAGAATTAGAGAAAGCCTAAAAGGAAATTATCTTGATGATCCAGGAATATCAGAAGAATTTACTTATTGGTTTTTTGCTAATCGGTTTGGTTATACCCCTAATCAAGTGGATAATCTTCCTTATGATAGGATGGTATACTTTTTAGAGTTAGAAAGAGAACTCAAAAAGCAAGAAAAATTAAGCATGAATAAATAAAAATGGTAGAAGGATTTGAAATAAAAGTTCCAATCACTTTAAAAGGTGGTCAAGAAGGAGAAAAAGTTGGAAAGCAAATAGGAGAAAACATAGCATCGCAGCTAAAAAGAAATCTTAAAGCAATTAATATTGGGGGAACAGGAGGAACAGGAAGTGATATTACAGGAATGCTTGGAGTGACAAAAGGACTTAAAGGAGTAACAACAAAATTAGGTGTTGTTGGGGCAGCAATTGCAGCATCAGTAGGATTATTATCAAAAGCAAGTCCATATTTAAAAGGGATATTAAAGATTTTTGGTAGGGCATTTATGATTTTTTTTAGACCATTTGGAGATTTTTTGGCTACTTTATTAAGACCATTAGCAATTTTAATGATGAAGATGGCTGTTGCATTTTTAAAATGGACAAGACCAATAAGTACCAAAGTAAGAGAATCTGTTGCAGAGGTACCACAAATTAAGAGAACAGGAATGATATTGCCAGATATTGGTGTTGGATTAGCAAACTGGGCATTGAAAGTTGGAGCAGCATTTGGTACAGTTATTGTAGAAATAGGTAAAAGTGCTTTTAATCTTGGGACAAAAATTGGAGAATGGTTATTAAAGTATGTTATAATTCCTGCTGGAGAATGGCTTGGAACAAAACTTTTTGGAATTTGGTCATGGACTAAAGATTTTTCAAAATGGTTATGGGAAAAAATAACAAGTATTTGGTCATGGGGGGATAATTTTCCTGGATGGATTTGGAGTAAAATAACAAATATTTGGAGATGGGGTTATGATTTTGGTTATTGGATTTGGGGAAAGATAACAAAGATTTGGTCTTGGGGGTATAATTTTGGAAGTTGGTTGTGGAGTAGAGTAAGAAGTATTTGGTCTTGGGGGTATAATTTTGGAAGTTGGTTGTGGGGAAGAATAACAAGTATTTGGTCTTGGCATTATAATATTGGTTCTTGGTTATGGAATAAAATAACAAACGCATTAGGTCATTTTAGTTTTGGTGGATTTTCAAGTAGAGGTTATGCCACTGGAACACCTTTTGTTCCAGAAACAGGATTATATCAATTACATAGGGGAGAAGAAGTTATTCCAAGAACAAAAGTAACACAGAATAAATCAACAATTTTAAATCCAACATTTAATTTTAATGGGAACGTAACACCAGAAATGGATATGGATGAAATAGCAAGACGTACAAGCAGGGTTATTGAAATGGAATTAAAACAAAAGGGGATAATATGAGTAATACAACTTTAAACGGGGTAGTTTTACATAATGGTTCAAATGCAATAATAATTGAAAATAATTGTAAAAAAGAAGGTATTTTATCTGTATTGCCACTTTATTTAAGTGATTCTGATTCAACTGATGTTTTTGATTTTGGAGGAACAATTAAAACAATTAATTTGACAGGAACTTATATTGGAACAAATCTTGCAGCAAGTAAAAATTGGTTAGAATCTGTTGAAGCATTAATTCAAGGGCATCAAGATATTGAAGCAGGAGCACCTTATACTTTTGTAGATGATCTTAGAGGAACAATTAAAGTAAAAATTCTTGATTTTAATACTAATTGGAGGGAAGCAAATACCGCAAGAATTGATTGGACAATTAAATTGGTACAATCAAGCACAAATGCATAATGGGAAATAAAAGAATTTATTTAGGAAGAGAAAATAGCAAGTATGCAAAGATAGTAGGGGGGGCAATTATAACAATTACTTCTTTATTTTTTGTTTTAATGGCAGTAGGATTTGAAATAACTGGAAGTAATGATAATTGTATTGGAACATTAGATAACCCTTGTGTTTCCTATGGAAAGATTTGTAATTTAGGGCCAAATAATTATGATATTTATAATTCTGAAGGGATTAAATTAGATTTCTCACCAACAATAAAAGATTATTGGATTTTTTTTAAAGATGGGAGAGTTAAAAAGGAATTTCTTTATAATTTAGGAGTAAATTGTTCTACAAAAGGTTGGAGATATGAAAATTTTACAAATTTAACAAAGCCAAGAAAGGATAGAATATATGTTCATAGATTTGCGAGGTATAATTGCCAGGATTATATGTTGGTTGGATTAAAAGAAAATCCAAATGATATAGTTAAGTGGGGTTTTGGTGTTGAAAAAGAATATTTAGATCCTTTTTGGTATGGTGTTGGAAATGAAACAGCAGATATTTCTGTTAGTACGATTCTTATGGAATTAGGTAGTCAAGTTAATGTTTCTGCAAACATCACTGGAGTCGGAACAGTTTGTGTTGATGTAGATCACCCTGATTATGGAATGGAATATGCTTGTGGTTCTCCAAATGCTCAATTTTTATTTAATATTTCATACTTTAGAAAAACAGAATTAAATGATTCAAGTACTACAAAAAACTTAAGTTTTAGTGGCCCACAAAATCAAACAATTTATATTGAAAGCCATCAGTATGATAAAATTATAAATTTGACTATGAACTTAACAGGATATATACATAATGGAACTTATCCTAAAATTAAGATTTATATAAATAATAGTTTGAGTAATACAATTAACACCGTTACTGCAGGGGTTATGGATGTTAATGAATTAACTGATGAATCTACAGAAAAAAATTATTCTTTTATCAAGAGTTCAACATTAAGTGATACATTTAAAATCCAAAAAGAGGCTACAGTTAATTCTGCACATTTTAATCTTAGTGGATATAATAGTGATGAGTGGGTTTATACAAATAATAATTTTAATGCTCTTCACCAAGAAAAAGAAATGGTCTGGGATGGGAATCATTTTTGGTTATTATCTTGGGATTGGATTGGTGGAGAACAAAGTACTGTTTATAAATATGATATCAATCTTAATTATTTAGGAGAATCTTATGGGATAGGAGGAGATAGTATAAGTGATTTTATTTCTACCTTGGCATGGAATGGATCAAATTATTTTGGACTTTCAAGAGGTCTCGTAACTTGGTACAATTCAACATGGGATGTACAAGGAAGTTATGGTACTGGTGTTCTTGAACTAAGAGGTATAGCTTGGAATGGAAGTAATTGGTTTTATAGTGATGGTGCAACAGATTCAGACATAAAGGAATATGATGCAATGTGGAATTATATTAGGATATATTCTAATGTTGGCGTAGATGTAAATGAGATGGTATGGAAAGATAATTATTGGTATCTTTCAGATGGTTCTAATGTGTATAAATATAATCCTGATTTCACAAATACAGGAATTAATTATAGTTTATCAGAAGATCTTATGTGGGATATAAAAGAAGGAAATAATAATTGGTATTCACTTGGTTATAACACAAAAAAAGTTTATCAATATACTTTTCCGATAGTTCCAATTAATCCAAAATTAGAAGTAGGGACCATAGATGGTTATCCAGAATGGAGTTACTCTGGAAATTTTAGTGGAAAAGATAATGTAACATCTGATTTCAATTCTTCAATAAATTTTTATCTATCTTCATGTTCAGCAGATGATGATGGATTTTGTGCTGTTCCATTTTACCTTACAAGTGAATCAGCGGGGGTGATAATGGTTTCAAATATCAATATAAGTTATACTCAAGACATAAACCCTCTTTATTTAGATTCAAGTCTAATAGAAACTTTTTTAGAAAATTCCATCAACTTTATAGATATTCCTATTACTTTTGAAAGTTCTAAAAATGGGATATTAGAAATCACAGATATAAGGTATGATTATATTGGAGGGAATGATACAATTGAAGTGCTAGTATATGAACAAGGAAATAAGGATAATAATGAAACTTTAAATCTTTTTGTTTACTATTCAAACTTTTTAAAAGGGTTGCCATATACATGGATAGATAAAATATTTTTTATGCCAAGAACAAAGAATTCTAAAAATGTGAATGCATATGGACAAACAAGTACTATGCCAATTTATAATATTACAACAACAAATTATGGGGGAAATATTAATTTATCTATTAGAGTAAATGAAAGTTTTTCTTGTTTAAATATTACATGGAATACTAATAATACTAAACCTATTGGAAATAAAATTAATACAACTTGGCAAGAGATTATAACAAATTTAGAATATTTAAATAATACAAACATTTGGTTGTGGGCAGATTTTGATAATTGCAATGTATCTGAACAAAAAATATTACAATCAGATCTTCAAATAGAAGGATATTGTGTGGATTGTATATGGAGTTAAAATGAGAGAAACAACAGAAATATTTATACCAATTCCAAAAGCAAGAAATTCTCATTGTAAGGTTGAAATAAATGGAGATGATTTAACTGGTAGAGTAAAAGAAAGTTTATGGGTATATCCAGTAACAAAAGGAATAGGCACTTTTAAATTAGTTCTTTCAAATGCATTCGGCCAATTGACAGGGAAATACACTGCAGGAGATGCAGTAAAATTTTATGCAGATAACTTAGATGCAAGTACATTACAATTTTGGGGGAGGATTGATTATATAAAAGATAACATAAGTAATAGTGGACAATTTTTAGAAATAGAAGGAAGGCACAGATCCTATTTATTAACTGAATATTTAATTTGTCATTCAGACACTAATACAACACCCTCTCAAATTTTAAAAGATATAATTGATAAACTTCCAAGTTCTTATGGATTTACTTATTTAAATGTTGATACTACAACCGATTTAATGAATGTTGAATGGAATTATAAACCATTTTGGGATTGTGTTAGGGAACTTAGTAATTTTATAGGATATGATTGTTATGTTGATAATGATTTAGATTTTCATTTTTTTAAGGCAAATTCAACCACAAATAGCAATGAAGCAGTTGTGGAAGGAGATAATTTATTAGATTCTAAAAATTGGGGAACTAATGATTATTATGAAAAAACAAGGGTAACGGTTATAGGTCAAAGTGAAGATGGATTACCAATAGTATATACAGCAATTAGTGATGATGAGGTAGAGATAAGAGAAATTTTTATAAAAGATAGTTCAGCAAATAGTGTAAAAAAAGTTCAAGATATAGCAGATGCAAAATTATTAGAAATAACTAATCGAACACCACAAGCAAATATAAAATCTTTTGGATTAGAAACAATCAAACCAGGAGAAAATCTTTGGATTTTAATTCCCAGACAAGAGATTCATGGGCAGTATAAAATAATTCAAATTAACCATTCATTTGGTGCAAAAAGTGGAGGATGGAGAACAGAATGTATAATTGAACAACAAGAAATGGGAATATCCCAAATGATTCAAAATTTAAATCAAAAGAGTGATAGATCAATAATGGTTGAGAATGTAAATAAATTAAATTATTCTTGGAATTTTGAATTTAATAGTTTTTCTGGAATACATTCAGATACAGAAATAACTGATGGAGTTTTAAAAACTGATGGTAGTGATTCAGGAATATGGATAAGTGAAATAAAAGCATTAGATGAAAATGCAACCAAATGTGAATTGAGAGTCAAAGGAGAAACAATTCCTGGAACTATTTTTTCTATAAGTATAGATAGTGGAATAAATTATCAATCAATAACACCTAATACCTTAAAAATATTAAGTCCCCCAGGACCAAACTTGAAGATTAAAGTAGAAATAAATTCGGCATCAACACAAATATATAGTATAGCTTTATTATATTCATAAATAAAATCAGGAGGTTAAAAAATGAAACAAAAATACAACTTTTGGATAGGATTAGGAAAAACAGCAAAGAATTCGGCAGTTTTACTTGTTCCTTTTCTATTAGCAGTGATGGCAACAGTTCCAGCAAAGTATGCATGGATTGCAGGGCCTGTAATTTATTTATTAAAGAATTGGTATAGCAATAGAAGTAAATAAGGATCCATACAAATAGGAATATGTGGATAATGAATAAATAACAATCTTTTTAAAGGAGATTGTTTTGTCTTTTTGATAAGAAAATGAATCAAAAAGATTTTTTCATAATCGCAGCAGGCCTGCGAATTAAATGTGCCGGTAGCTCGGACAAACAAGGAGGTTAAAATGGAAATACATAATGGCTTAGCAACTTTAATAGCAATTTTATTGTTAGGGATTGGACTTTTTGCAGGGGTAGTATTATTCGGAGGAACAGAAATAGTTGAAGTCGAAAAAATAGTTGTCCAAGAGAAGTTAATCGAAAAAGAATGTCCAGTGTGCCCAGACATAGTGATCCCAGAGATTGAGAACGCAGATAATGTTTTGCTTAATGAATTTTTGGAAAGTGAGTTTGATTTAGAGTATGAAGCAATTGAAGAAAATGCAATACTTTATGCTGAAGAAGAATTAGAGGATCATAGCTACAGAGTAGTTGTTGATTATTTAATGTCTTTGATTGAGGGTATTGATGAAGATTCAATTAATGTTGATGTGGATGAAATTGATGCTAAGGTGACTAAACTTGGTCTTGGAGAAGATGAAGATAAATCAGCAACTGTAACGTTCGAAGTTGAAGTTGATTATAGATTCGAAGAAGGAGTCAATACAAAATTCAATAAGGATTTAGTTGTGGTTTACAATGTTTTATTCGATGAAGGAGACTTCAGCGATGAAGATGTTGAATTAGTTTCAATAATTTAAATCAGCAATATTTTAATTTTTTTATTTTAATTTTTGTGGGGAGAAAGTCTCCCCTTTTTTTTTAAAAAAAATAATGATTAGTTAAGGATATAGCCTACAAGTAGGTATTTTATTCTGTTAATCATAGTTTTATTACTTAAAAGTAATTTATAAAGATTGATATTCTTAAAAAAAGAAGATTTTCATTGAATAACAAACTTTATAACCTTTAATTTCTTGTTAAATTAAAGGGTGTGGTCCTATTCCAATATTGATTGGTTTACATTTAATTCCCACACCTTTTTTATATTCTGTAACCCATTAGTGATTAATTAGAAATAGAAGATTTTAAAAAGCAAGAAATAATTATAAGTACATGAAAGAATTAAATGTAAATCAGTTAAGCGATTTTTACTTCCATGTAAGAAGCAATTTTATTGCGGCTAATGGCTTTACCTTGTTTGCATGCAATAGGGAAATAAGAAGGCTGGATTACACCCGGAGGGAAAGGTAGTGTAAAAACTTCTTTTTTTTAAAATAGAAAATAATCAAACTCAATTACAAATCCAATATCAACTTAAAGGAAAAGAAAAAAGAAAATGGATTTTTCAAAAAAAGTCTATTTTTTGTAAAAGTTATAACTAAGAAAGAAAAAAGGTGTAATACAAATGTCTTTAAAAAAAATTAGAAGAAAAGAAAAACCAAATAGATTAAGATTTAATCCAATAATAGGATTTAGATCAAAATTAAATCCAGAAACACTTGGATATATTAAAAAATTATCATTACAAAAGCAGAAATCAAATTTTATTAATCAAGCAATTGAACAAAAATATTTTTTAATAACAAACAAGAAACAATTTTTAAAGCAAATGATACAACAAGATTATGAATTGTGTAGATTTTTATTAAGAAAGGTTAAATAATGGTAGAAAAAAAAGTTAAAAAAATAGATCCAAAGTATTATACTATTAGGGCCGTTGAAAAAAAGAATAGTCAATTATTTATTAATGCAAGAACAAGAAAATCTAAGGATATAAAAATAGCCCAAAATTGTAAAAAGAAAGTGATTAAGAAAGAAAAGAATAAATTGAATTTTTTTTAATTTGGTGCACCTAAAAAGTAGTATTTAGGTTTAAAGGGAAATAGAAGGTTTTTTAAAGGGGATTAACGTATATATTTTAGGAGAATTTAAAAATGAAAACAAAAACAACAAAAAAACAACCAGAAGTTAAAGTAGATTTTAAATTTATTGTAAAGCATTGCAAAACAATTGGGGATTTAAGAAAATTAACTGAAGAGGTGTTGAAATGACAAAAGCATTGGAAGAATTTTTTAAAAATAATAATATAAAGATTATAACAAACAAAACAAAAGTATTTCAAAGGGATATTCCAGTAAAAACTAAAATAGATTATTATAATTTTCTTAAATTAAATTATGGGGAAGATTATGCAAGTAATACTTTAAAAGAAGAAATAGAAATGAATATTGGTGGATTATTAGTAATGTATAAATTGGAGGTTTTAAAATGAGTATGCAATATTGTGAAGGGTGTGATAAAATGATAGATACAGATTATTATGAATTTTTTAGTGAAAGAATTTGTATGAAATGTCATTTAAATGGTTATGAAGAATCTTCAGAACAAAAAGAATTAACATCTAAACAAGAAGATTTAATTTTAGCGAGGGAAGGAGAATGAAAGTTAGAGTTTTAATTCCCAGATCTATGAGTGAACAAAAGAAAGGAGAAATAATAAATATGTTTAATATTGAAAAAGAAAATAAAATATTTTATTTATTTGGTGGAACATACGAAAAGATAGAGGAAGATTTGGAGGAAAAAGAATGAGTGAATTAAAAACTTTGAAAGATTTAAGAGAAAATATAGGAGTTCTTGTAGAAGGAGGAATTGTATATCAAAAACTAAAACAAGAAGCAATTAAGAGGGTTAAGGGATGTAAAGAAATAGTTGGTTTTACATTAGAATGTAGAAATGCAACAAAAGAAAGTAAATGTGGTGGATGTAAAAGGGATATTTGGTTTAACAACATAACAGAGGAAGATTTAAAATGAAAAAAGAATTTAAAAAAGAATTTGAAAGGGCTGAAGGCAGGACTGAACAGTGGTGTGCTGTAAAAAGATTAGAAGTTAGTTTTGAAGAATTTATTAAGAAGTTGAAAGAGGAATTAAGGGAAAGTAAACCTTATCCTAATACTCAATATGTTATGGATTTATATAAATTATTTAAAATAGAAATAGAAACAAAGATTGATAAACTTTCAGGGGAGTTGAAATGAAAAAGAAAATAGAAAAAACAGAAGAAGAAATAAAAAATGAACCACTAATAATGAAAATGACTGGAAAGAATGGAGAAACAGATTTTTATCTTTATATTAAAGGAGAAGATAAAAACATAAGGAAAGTTATTGGTTTTTTACAGAAATATCTTACTTTATGTAAAGTTAAGAAATAATAAAATGAAAAAAGAATTTAAATTAAGTGATGAAGAAATAATTAAAAAGATTTTAGAAGAAGTAAAGTGTGGTTATTCTTCAAGCCAAAGAGAATATGAATTTGATGCTATGATTTCTTCTATGACAAAAAGAGTTCTTGAAATTAAAGAGAAAGAATTCAAAGAATTTATTAAGATAAAGAAGATGGGGAAGAAAAATGGTATACTAAAGAAGATATTGTGGAGGAAATTGATAAACTCACAGAGGAATATTTAAAATGAAAAAAGAATTTAAATTAAGTGATAAAAGAAAATTAATTTATGACAAATTATATACATGGGTAAATAAAGGATTTGCTGATACAATTATTAGTGTAATTAAAAGTCAAGATAAAGAGTTTATTAAAAAGTTGAAGAAGCTTAATAGTATTGCTATTAATGAGAATTTGATTAAAGAAATTGATAAACTCGCAGGAGATTTAAAATGAAAAAAGAATTTAAATTAAAAGATAAAAGACAAGATTTAAGAAATTGTAAATCTACTTTTTTTGTTCCTATTTATTTCGAAGAAGCTGTTAAAGAAGCAACCCAGAATTTAAAGAAAGAATTGGAAGAAAATTTTAATGATTTTAAAGATAAAATAAGGGTTTATGGGATTGCAGATGTTGATATTCCAGAGGAAATTGATATATTGGAAATTAAACAAGACAAAGCATTTGAAAAACATATTGGAGATTTAAAATGAAAAAAGAAATAAAACCTTTGAGTGAGAAAGCATTTTGGGAAGACGAAGAATGGAGAAAGAAAGAAATAAAGAAAAAAAAGGACAGCGGAAAGTGGAATAAGGAAGTTTGAAGAATATCTTAAATCAGGGAGCAGAACTTATTAAAATGAAAAATAAAACTTTAGAACTTGAAACTAATTGGACAATGGAAAGTTTATTAAAACAAATTAAAGAATGTGAAGGAAAACATATTCAACAAGTTGTTTTTAGCACTTATCATAAAGCATTAACTCAAATTTGTTTTGGATGTGGAAAAGTTAGAACTATGTTAAAAAATGAGGATTTAAAATGAAAAAAGAATTTAAATTATTTGAGAAAATATATGTAACTGATAGATTAGGAAATAGTCTTTCTAATGAAGATTTAATTAAAGTAAATAAAGTAGAAGATGTTAAAGAAGCAACACAGAATTTAAAGAAAGAAGTGAAGAAAAATCATATAGTAAGATTGGAAGGACATATTACTCCAGATTATAAAGAAGGGTTTTGGGAAGGTGTTAATTTTATGAGAAAAAAAACAGACAAAGCATTTGAAAAACATATTGGAGATTTAAAATGAAAAAAGAATTTAAAAAAGAATTAGAAAGGGCTGAAGGTAATACTGAACAGTGGTGTGCTGTAAAAAGATTAGAAGTTGATTTTAAAGAATTTATTAAAAAGTTAAAGAAGCTTAATAGTATTGCTATTAATGAGAATTTAATCAAAGAAATTGATAAACTCGCAGGAGATTTAAAATGAATAAATTTAAATGTGAAATTTGTAAGAAAAGGGAAGTGGATAACAGGCATGCAAAAGATTATAATCATGCAAATATAAGAATGCCAGGAAATATGGCCAGATTATGTAAGTATTGTCACACAGCATTTCATAAATTAAATCAAAAGAATTTTTTTGATTGGGATTATATGATTAAAAACAAAAAGCAAGAAATAATTAAATTAGCAGACGAATTAGAAAAAAAGGGGAAAAAATTAATATGAATAATCTCTTAAGAGATACCAATTGGGGAGGGGTGAATTCTTACAAAAGTTTGAATTCTCCTGCCCCTCTAATTAAATTTAAGGAGGTATATAAATGGAAACAACAATAGTTAAAATTGAAGGAAACAAAATTCAAGCAATTGTAGATAATGACATTAAAGAGTTTGAACTTGAAGAATGGGTTAAGCCAGAATTTGTAAAGTTGGGATCAGCAGATATTACAATAAAAGATGGAAAGGTGGCTTTTTGTTTAATGAAAAAAATAGAAAAACCTGCAGAGAAAATGGATTCAATACCAAAAAAGACGGGCAAATGGGAAGATGACATGGTTACATTTGAAACATTATTAACAAAAGCACATAGTTTGAAAGTGCCTTTTTCAATAAAGACAGAAATGTTAGCTGTAGATTTAGAAAAGAAGTATGCTTTATTTAAGGCAAAAGTGATTGTATATAACCATAAAGCAAGAGGAGAAGAAGGCTTTATTGTATTTGAAGGACATGGAGATGCAACAAATGAAAATGTTACTGGAGATTATATAAAACCACATTTTATCAGAATGGCTGAGACAAGAGCAATAGTTCGGGCACTTAGGTGGTATACGAATAATGCATGTGCTGAAGAAGAAAAATAAAATGGATAAAGAAATAGTAATTGCTGATTTAATTGAAGCAAATAAAAATATCAAAGAATCTCAATCAGATGGAGATGAGTTTATAAAAGAGATTATAGCAATAGATAATGCAATACATTTTTTAAAAGAATAATTTATTTTTTTTATTTTTTAATTTTTAGTGAGGGAGTAACTCCCAAGAGCAAACAAGAAAACAATGGAGGAAAAGAATGGAAGAAAAAGTAATTTATGAATTGAAATTGACTAAAGATGAAGAAAGGTTTTTGAAAGAAATCTTAGAGAAAGGGATTTATTCAATTGCCTATACTATTATTAGAAAAGCAGATAAAAGGGGAGATTTTAATAAAAAATGAAAAAATGTCCAGTATGTGGAAGTACAAGATTTAAAGAAGGATCCTGCAAAAGATGTGGGTATGTTAATAATCCAAATTACGGGAGGAAAAATGCCAACCTACGCACAGGAAAGGAAAAAACAGGAAAATAAGGATGATTCCAGAAATTATGAAGATTATGAATTTGGAAAACTTCGAGATAAAAAGCAAAAGAAATTAAAAAAATGGTTTGGAGATGAAGAATGATAGTAATATTAAAAGCAGCAGAATTTATAAAGAAAGGAAAGGTTAAAATAATAGGTTATAATAAAAAGAGTATAAAAGTGAAGGTTGGAGATGATTTAGTAACTTTAAAAAAAATGCCGGGAAGAATAATTGATTCGTGTTCATGTCAAAATCATGCAAGATTTTGCAAGGAAAATCCAAGATGTGCACATAAACTTGCAGCGGAAACATTCATTGTAATGAAAAAAATAAAATGGAAATAAAAGATATAATAATTGATAAAGAATTTAAAGATTTAATCCCAGATTTATCTTATGAAGAATATTGTGGATTAGAAGAATCACTTAAAAAAGAAGGAAACAGGGATGCAATTGTTGTGTGGAAAGGAAAAAATATACTTTTAGATGGTCGTAATAGAAAGGAAATTTGCAAACCATATAAGATTCCATTAAAAAAACCTATTGAATTAGAATTTGAATCAAGAGAAGACGCAAAAGAATGGATTATATTAAATCAGTCTATAACAAAAAGGAATCTAAATAAATCCCAAAAAGCAATTTTGGGTTTGGAGTATAAACCCATTTATGAGAGAAAATATCCTCGAGGAAGACCAAAAAAAGGTGATACTAATATCACCTTAAAAGATGAAGATAAAAAGGTTAGAGATTTGATTGGGACTAAAATAGGTGTTTCTGGAGCATATATTCAATGGGTAGCAGAAATAAAACAGAAAAATCCAAGATTATTCAGAGAGATATTTGAAGGCAAAAAAACATTAACTGAAGCAAGGAAGGAATTAAATGTTCATGTAAGCTACAATTCTGGAGAAAGTGAATGGTATACTCCAAAAAAATATATAAAATTAGCAAGAAAAGTTATGGGGGGTATAGATTTAGATCCAGCATCATCAGAGGAAGCAAACAAAATTATTAATGCAAAAAAATATTTTACAAAAGAAAATGATGGATTAACTAAAAAATGGTTTGGAAATGTTTGGTTAAATCCACCCTATGCGCAACCACTCATAAATAAATTTTCAAAAGCTGTCACAGAAAAAGTTGTATTAAAAGAGATAAATCAAGCGATTGTTTTAGTAAACAATGCAACAGAGACAAAATGGGGGCAAAGGTTATTAAAAAATTGTTCGATGGTTTGTTTTATTGGAGGAAGAGTTAAATTTATAGACAAAGAAGGAAAATCTACGGGAGCACCACTTCAAGGCCAAATGATATTATATTTTGGTAAAAATACCAAAAAGTTTCAGGAGATATTTAAAGAAATAGGGGTGATATTATGGAAAGAGGAAAAATAAAATATCGAGGAAGAGCAAAACAAATAAAAGATTTTTCTGGTTTAAGATGGAAAAACATAACTCCTACAGATATAGATGGGTTTGTAGAATTTGGAAACAAGGTTTTTATTTTTATTGAATTTAAATGTTTTGGGGTTGAGTTGCCTTTTGGGCAGAGATTAGCAATAGAAAGATTGGTAGATGCAGTTTCTTTAACTGGAAAATCATGTATTGGAATAGTTGCAGAACACAATAATCCAATAGGAGAAGATATAAATTGTGAAGAAGCAATTGTTAAAGAAATAAGAAAAGATTCACAATGGAATTCTTCGGAAAAAATTAATTTAAAAAAAGTCATAGATATCTTTTTGGAGGAGCATGCGCCAGAATATGTTAATAATCAAATAAAATGTTAGGACCAAAAAAATGCCCAGAGTGGCTTAAAAAAGCATACAAGAAAGCAGTTGATTATACTTGTGAAGATTGTGGGAAAAAAGAACCAGAAATAAAATTAGAGATTCATAGAATAATTCAAGGATATAAAGGAGGAACATATAGGCCAGGGAATGTGAAAGTGCTTTGTAAAGAGTGTCATAAAAGATATGCAGAAGAATGGTAGAAGTAATAAACAAAAAAGTAATATTAATGGAGAAAGATAAATGTAAAAGGTGTGGAGAATGTTGTAGATATTTAAGATTCAGAGTTGAAGGAATAGGAAAAGATAAGGATCAATTAGAATATTGGAATGCCAGAGGATGCACAATTGAGGGGGATGTAATTGTAATACCATTTGTTTGTCCTCATTTAAAAAATAATTTGTGTGATATTCACGAAACTAAACCAAAACTATGTAAACAATTCAGGGGACAAAAAGAATCAAATTTTTATGTACCTAAAAATTGTGGGTATAATAATGATAATTAAAATACCCTTTAAAACTCCAAGTGTAAATCATCTTTATTTTAATTGGAATAATAGAAGAATATTAACAAAAGAGGCAAGAGAATTAAAAAAAGAAATTAGAAAGATTGTTATAAAGTCATTACCATTTGTGAACATCAATTTGAAGGATGGATTGAAAGTGGAAGTAGAAATTCATGAAAATTGGTTAACAAAAAAAGGAGAGATTAAAAAGAAAGATATCTCAAATAGAGAAAAATTTTTAATTGATGCTATATTTGATACTTTAGGAATAGATGACAAATTTATATTTGAAAATATACTAAGAAAAATTCAAGACAAAGATGAATTTGCAATGATAAGGATAAAAAGATACAAAGATTTAAATAAAAGGATTACTTTAAAATAATGTCTAAAATGAAAAACTTAGAAAAGATAACAAAAAAAGAAGCAGAGAAATTAGTAAAAGAACATAAAGCTACTTTTATAAGTTATGGATTTGATGAGAAATATATTTTAGTAAAGGGGAATAGTTATTATAAAAAAAATATATTTAAAACTTTTTATAAGAGGTTAAAATGAGTTATATACAAAATGTTCAAAACAAAATTGCAATGGAAAAGGCACTTAGATATGAAGAAACACATCCAACAATTAATAGAAGAAAATTTAATACTAAAAGTTTACAATTATTTTTAGTGGGGGATGAACATATTGGAAATGCACAACATGATAGAGAAAAATTAATGAAGAATCTTGATTGGGCTTATAAAAATAATATTTATTTATTACATATGGGGGATGGAATTGAAACAGCAACAAAAAATTCAGTAGGAGCAGGGGTTTATGAACAAACAGAAATAGTAGACCAACAAATGTCTGAATGGATTGCTATTTATGAGCCATTTGTAAAGAAAGGATTATTTTTAGGAGCACATGTAGGAAATCATGAATTAAGAGCATATAAAGATGAAGGAGTAAATTTAATGAGACATATGTGTAGAGAAATTGGTGCAAAATATTTGGGAATAGGAAAAGCAAGTTTATTAAGAGTTGGAAATCAGACATATACTTTATACACCACACATGGAAGTTCTGGAGCAAGATTACCCTATACAAAAATAAAAGCAGCATTGGATTTAGAAAAAATAATAGATGTAGAAATATATGCTATTGGGCATGTTCATCAGTTAAGTCATCATATTAGAGAATTTTATTCAGTAGATAAAAAGAATAAAATTATAAAAAGAAGCAATAAGCATTTTATTCTTACAGGAAGTTATCTTGACTATTGGAACTCTTATGCACATGTAAGTTGTATGGAACCAAGTAGAACAGGAAGTCCTTTACTTACTTTAAATGGAGAAAAACATCAAATAAATGTATCTTTACAATAAATTGGAATTATTGAAAAAAACCAAAAGGTTTAAATAGAAGGATATAATTATATCCTTATGGAAGATAAATTAAAAGTAATAAAAAAACCAGATCCTTCTATGAGAAGAAATATACAAGTAGCTACATTAAATAAAATTAAATCATTTCTAAAAGAACAATTAACACCAGTATATAAATCAGAAATAGTTAAACAAGTTGGGGTAGACTATAATTCTTTAAATCTTGCATTATGCATGTTAGAAATTGATATAAATAAAAATGGACAAATTAGTATTAAAAATAATCAACGAAAAAAGGATAATAACGATGCTTAGATGTTTTTTATCTGGAGACACGAAACAGAAACAGGGGAAGAATAAAAAAATTAAGCATATGCCTGTGGATGTGGAAATCACGTTGATATAATTAAAATGAAAAAAAACAAAAAGAAAAAAAATCCAGTAGTTGAACAATTAAAGAAAGAAATAAGAGAAGCAGAAATTATAAATAGAGCAAGAGAGGTAAGAAAAGAAAAAAATGAAAAAATTATCAAAAAAACATAAAAATATGATTAAGGGGGTAAACTAAAATTTATAGATTTATAGCACAGAGGAGATATATGAGGCTTTTATTTGCAATTAATGGAAAAAATCTTCATAAACTTAGTCAAGAAGTAGATATGACTACAAGTCATCTTTCTAATGTTATGGATCAATGGAGTAGAGAAGGAATTATAGAAAAAGAAAAGAAAGGAAGAGAAACTGAAATAAAAACAACAGAGATAGGAAAAAAGGTTATTGGAATTTTAAGGGAATATGAAAAGATTGCGACAGAACAATTAAGAAAAGTAAAAGAAATAAACAATTAAATTACAGGAGGTTAAATAATGGAAAAAAAATACCTAGCATTTTGTGTCAGATGTAAAGAAAGAGTTGAAGTGTCTGAGCCAGAGCTTGATGAAATTAAGGGAAGTAGAGGAGTTCGAAAAGCAGTAAAAGGAAAATGCTCAAAATGTGGAACAAAAGTATTTGCTATTTTAAAAAATGATGGAACCCAAAATAAGTAGTAATGTGAAGTATGATGATAGAAGAAAAGAAATGATTCACACAACAACAGAAATTAGAGAAGCAAAAATTGGAGAAGACATAATTGGAGAAGTTTCTCTTGAAAGCAAAGGGACATACAATGAAGAAGGAATAAGAAAAATTTTAAAAGATTTGGTATCTAAGAAAAAAGTTTTAGAAGGGAATATAAAAACTTTAAAAGAATTGCAAACAAAAGTAACTTTAACAAAAGAACAAGAAAAATTGAAAGAAGATTTAAAAATACTTCAATTAGCAAATCATCAGGAAAACACAGATAAAGCAAAACTTGAAAAAGAATTTAAGGATTTAAAAGACAATAAAAAAGAATGGAAGAAAGTGAATAAAGACATACAAGATATTGAAAATGCGATTGGATCAAGATTAAAATTTTAAAATTGGTGGAGAATTTAAATGAAATTAAAAATAGAATATTTAAAAATAAATGATATTAAACCTTATTCAAAAAATCCTAGAAAAAACGAAAAAGCAGTAGAAATAGTAACAAAGAGTATAAAAGAATTTGGATTTAAGAATCCAATAATTTTAGATAAAAATAATGAAATAATTGCAGGACATACAAGATTAAAAGCAGCAATTAAATTAAATCTTAAAGAAGTACCAGTAATATGGGCAAAAGATTTAACAAAAGAACAAGTAAAAGCATTTAGAATTATGGATAATAAAAGTCAAGATTTTGCAGAATGGGATGAAGAATTACTAAAAGAAGAATTTTATGCATTAGAAGGATCAGATGCATTTGAATTCACTGGATTTACAGATGAAGAAATAAGTAATATTTGGGATAAAGAAACAAAAGAAGATGATTTTAAATTACCAAAAGAAGCGAAATATAAAATAGAACAAGGCGAAATATGGCAATTAGGAAATCATAGGCTCATGTGTGGGGATGCCACTAAAAAAGAGGATGTAGGTAGGTTAATGGGTGAAAACAAGGCAGATATGGTATTTACTGATCCTCCATATAATGTAAATTATTCAAGCCTCGGCTTGAATAAAAATTTAGGGAAATTAAAGAATGATAATTTGTCTTCAGAAGAATTTGATAAATTTTTGATGGACACTTGTAAATCAATAAATGATTTTCTTATAGAAGATTGTCCAATATATCTGTGTCACGGGGACACAGATATGAATGCATTGCCTTTTTATAAGATATTTAATAAAATGGATTGGAAAAGAAGCACAAGTATTATTTGGGCAAAGAATGTAGCAAGTATGGGGTGGCAAGATTATAGAAACCAGCACGAAGTTATTAGTTATGGATGGAAAGGAAAAAAACCATATTTTACAAAAGAGAGAGATAAAACAAGTTTATGGTTAATTAAAAGGGATGCACCACAAAAATATGAACATTCAACACAGAAACCAGTAGAATTATCTTCTGAAGCAATAAAAAATAGTTCTAAATTAAATGATATAGTTTTAGATTTATTTGGTGGCTCAGGAAGTACCTTAATTGCATGCGAACAATTAAACAGAAAGTGTTATATGATGGAGATAGACCCTGTTTATTGCTCAATAATCATTGAAAGATGGGAAAAGTTCACTGGAAACAAGGGGGTAAAAGAGAGTGGATAAGAAAGAAAATTCACAAAAGTCACAAAATTCAGTAAAAAAGATAAGAATTCTTAGTGGAAAGAAGAAAAGAATGTTTGAGGCATTACAAGATCAGTTAGGGGTGATTACTGCTGCAGCAAAACAAACAGGAATATCTCGAAGAACACATTATAAATGGTTAAAAAAGGATGATAATTATCAATATTGGATTAAGCAGATTCCAGATTTATGTTTGGATTTTGTAGAAAATGCTTTATTTAAAAATATTAAAGCAGGAAAGACTGCTGAGATTATTTTTTATTTAAAAACTAAAGGGAAGCATAGAGGATATATTGAGAAGTCTGAAATAGATATTTTGGATGAAAGAACAAGAATAATTATTCAAAAAGCTGATGATGAAAGTAATAAAGTGGAAACCAAGTCAAAGGCAGGAGAAGGCCTTAAAACTTCTTAATGATGGTTTTTTAAATGTGAGAGTTGTTAAATAAATATGGGATTACATAAAGGACAAACAAATTCTGGAAGTTTCAAGAAGGGAGAACATAGAAGTAGATTGACAGAATTTAAAAAAGGAGAAAGAAATTCAAAAGAAACTGAATTTGGAAATAAACCTCCTTGGAATAAAGAAAAAAAAACAGGGCAAGTTCCATGGAACAAAGGGAAAAAAGGGGTTTATTCAGAAGAAACAATAAAAAGGATAAGTGATAGTTTAAGAAAACCAACAACACTTATAAAAAGGGCTTTGAGAGATCATTTTAAATCAACTGCATGGAGAATGGCTGTTTTTGAAAGAGATAATTATACTTGTCAAGATTGTGGAAAAAGAGGATATTTAGAAGCACATCACAAAAAACCATTTATTCAAATTATAGAAGGAAATAATATTAAAACATTGAAAGAAGGGATATTCTGTGATGAATTATGGGATTTAGATAATGGTATTACCTTATGTAAAAAATGTCACAAAAAGAGACATAAAAAAGAGGGATATAGGAGGTGAAATTAATCCATGAAAACAATAACATGGAAGCCATCTAAAAGACAAGAGCGAGCATTAGAATTACTTAATGATAATGTCCACACTGAAATCTTTTACGGTGGCGGAGCCTAGCGGGAGGAGGTAAGTCTTATCTTGGGTGTGCATGGTTAATTTTTAATTGTATTGATTATCCTGGAAGCAGATGGTTAATGGGTAGGGCAATTCTTAAAAGTTTAAAAGAAAGTACATTATTAACCTTTTTTCAAGTATGTAAAGAATTTAATTTAAAGCCAGGAGTAGATTATAAATATAATGCAATTGAAGGAACAATTAAATTTTGGAATGATAGTTCAATTTATTTAAAGGATTTATTTTTATATCCAAGTGATCCAGAATTTGATTCGCTTGGAAGTACGGAATATACAGGAGCATTTATTGATGAGGCAAGTCAAATCACAGCCAAAGCAAAGAATATTGTTATGAGTAGAATAAGATATAAATTAGATGAGTTTAGTTTGGTACCAAAACTTTTAATTGCAAGTAATCCAGCAAAGAACTTTTTATATTTTGAATTTTATAAACCAGATAAAGAAGGAACAATTGAACCATATAGAGCCTTTATTCCAGCATTAGTAGGGGATAATCCTTTTATATCAAAATATTATATTGAAAATTTAAAAAAGTTAGATAGAATTTCAAAAGAAAGGTTGCTTTATGGTAATTTTGAATATGATGATGATCCAACCAGATTATTTGAATATGATGCAATTATAGATTTATTTACAAATTCAGTAGAAAAGGGGGATAAGTATTGCACAGTTGATGTTGCAGGTAGAGGCAGGGATAGAACAATGATTTTAATTTGGAATGGGCTTTTTATTGAAAAGATTTATAATCTTAGTAATATTTCAAATGAAGAATTAGATAATATTTTAACAAAGAACAAAGTTCAAAGAAGTAAGTGTGCAATTGATGAAGATGGTGTAGGATTTGGATTAGTAAAGGATTTGCCAGGAGTAAAAGGATTTGTAAATAATGCAAGGCCAATAACAAGAAAAAAAGAAACAGAAACTGAAAAAGCAATACATAATTATGCAAATTTAAAAGCACAGTGTTGGTTTGAATTAGCAAATTATGTAAATTCAGGATGGATAGGAATTACAAAAGATGTTAAGGTAGAAACAAGAGAAATGATTATTGAAGATTTAGAACAAATAAAACAAAAGGATCCAGGCAAAGATCAGCCACTTAGAATATTAACAAAGGATGAAATAAAAGAAAATTTAGGTAGATCAACAGATGTTGGTGATGCAATGATGATGAGAATGTTTTTTATAGTTTCAAAAAATGAAATGGTTTTGGAGTTTGTGGATTAAAATGAAATTACAAGAAATAATAGATAATATGCCCATAATTAGGTTTTTCCAAAAATTAAAAGAACCAGACATTATTGGAAAATGTCAGTGTGGTTATTATGGTAAGTTTAAATATAGTCATTCAAAAGAAAATAATAACAAAGTATATAATGCCTACTATACTTGTCCAAAGTGTAAAGAAATATTTAAAGAAGAAATTTTATTCAAAAACAAAAATGATAGATAAAAAAAAAGTTAATGAAATAAGTAAAATGTTACTTAATTTGAAAGAACAATGTAAAGGTATTAAGATGAAAACTAAAACAATTGAATCTCTTTTTGAAGGTGCTGAAATAAGAGAGTGTCCTTATTGTCATACTCTTAATTTAGTTTATTTGGTGGGAAGTGATAAAGAAAAATTTGATATGTATTTTTGTAATAAATGTAATAATACTTATATGGAAAGGTGGGATAAATTTTGATTGAACAACAATATTTAAATAATCATATAAATTTATTAAATTACCATTCATACTCATGGAAATAAATTTTAAGAATTTATTTGGTTTAATAAAAGAAAAATCTGTACCGATAATAGATCCAATCAGTGAACAAACAAGAAATGCACAGCCGAAAGCTTATATTCCAAAGTTCATATATAAGCCACCTTTTGGTTATCCTAGATTTGTAGATTTACCAAACATTAGAAGATTAGCAGCAACACCTTTTGTAGAAATGTGTGTATCAACAACAGTAGATGAATTGTGTGCAGTTGAATGGGATATTGTTGCAAAGGAAGGAAAAGAAGATTCTCCAACACTTGAAGACCATATTAAACAGGTTAAAAATTTTTATGACAATCCAAATACAAATAAAGAAAGTTTTGAAGAAATTAGAAGAAAATATTTAAGAGATCTTTTAGAAATTGATTCTGGAGTTATAAATAAACTTTTTAATATGAAAGGTGAAATGGTTGAGATAGTGGCAAGAGATGGAGCAACATTTACTAAGAATCCAGATATTTATGGAATGATGACTGATCGTGAAGATTTGATAATGGATACAGAAATCAATACATCTAAAGAAGCAAGATTAATGGAGCCAGGATGGATTACAGCAGCAGATGCAAGGGAGAAAGCAGCTTATTTTCAATATGGTTGGATTAGTGGAGCAAGACCAGTTCCATTTGGAAAAAAAGAAATTGTTTGGTTTGAGAAAAATCCTCGAACAGATTCAATTTATGGAAGAAGTCCAGTGCAAGTTTTGGCAGAAACAATTCAAACATTAATCTATTCAATTGAACATAACTTAGAATATTTTTCAGATAATGAAATTCCACGAGGAATAATTGGATTAGAAAATTCAAGTGCAGAAGAAGTGAAAGCATTTAAAGACCAATGGAAAGAAAATCTAAGAGTAAAAGATAGTGCAGGAAATTGGAAAAAGAAATTCCACCACATTCCTGTTACAAATAAAACACCTACTTTTACAAGATTAGAATTAACAAATTCAGAATTAGAATTATTAGAAGGACAAAAATGGTGGGCAAAATTAGTGTGGGCCTGTTATGATGATAAAACAGAAATATTAACAGATGATGGATTTAAATTATTTAAGGATTTAATAAATGAAAAAGTTGCAAGAGTTAATCCAGAAAATTTAGAGATAGATTTTGTTAATCCAGTGGATAAGCAAGAATATGATTTTGATGGAGAATTAATTAATTATAAAACTAAATCTTGTGATTTGATGGTAACACCTGAGCATAAAATGCTTATGTGCAATAGAAGTAAATTTTATGAGGGAAAAGTTAACTGGGAAGAAAAACAGGCAAAGGATTTTGATGAAGGAATAATCCCTCAGGCAGGAAATTTTAATGGAGAAAAGATTGAAAAGGTTAAATTTGGAGATTTGGAAATAGATGGAGATGATTTCTGTAAATTTATGGGAATTTGGTTAAGTGATGGATGGATTGAAAGTTCAAATAATAGGGTTTGTTTATGTGCAAGCCAAGTTTATCCAGAAAATATGAAATTCATTGAGAATTTATTAGTAGATTTTGGGGTAGATTATAAAATAAAAGTAAGTGAACCAAATGCATTAATTCAAGGAAAAGCAGTTAAAATAAATGGGATGATGAATTATTATAGATTTTCTAATCCAGAATTAAAAGAATATTTAATTCAATTTGGAAAAGCAAAAGAAAAGTTTGTCCCAAAGATTATTTTAAATGCAAGTAAAGAACAAAGAGAATTATTTTTAGATGCTTTTATGTTAGGAGATGGTTCAAGAGGATGTAAGGGAAGAAATGATAGGTATGGAAGTATGAGCAAAAATTTATTAGATGGATTACAAGAAATATTAATTAAAAATGGAAAATCAGCAACATTATTCCAAAATAGTTTTAATGGTTGTTGGGAATTAACAGTAAGAAAAAATAAATCTGATAAAATAAAAGAAAAATATTATTCAAGGATTATTAAGGAAAATGTTTCAAAACAAAAATATAAAGGAAAAGTTTATGATGTTACAGTTCCAGAAAATCACTTTTTAGTTGTTAGAAGGAATGGTAGGGTTTCAATAAGTGGAAATTGTTTTGGAGTAACTGCAACAGAACTTGGATATACTGAAGAATCAAAAGGAATGTCTAATCAGATAGTGCAAAGTAATATTTTCAAAAAAAGAACATTAAATCCAATTTTAAGATTAGAAGAATATAAACACAATAAAGAAATAATTAGTGAATTTGAATTTGATGATATTGAATTTAAGTTTATGATGTTTGATGTTGAAGATGAAACAAAGAAAGCAAATTTATATAAAACACAATTAGATGCAGGTTATAAATCAATTAATGAAATTAGATTAGAAGAAGGATTAGATGAAGTAGAATGGGGGGACAAAATGTCTGAACAAGATAGATTTGATATGAATAATCAATTTGGAGATGAAAATCCTTTTGGAAGTGAAAAAGAAGATTTAGAAAAAGAGAGCAAATTACAATCAAGAACAGAAAAACCTGAAAAAGAAAAGAAGGGGTTGATGAGAAGAAAATTTAATAAAAGTGAAGAAGCTAGAAAAGCAGAACAATTACTTAATGAAGAAGGGATTCATGCAGTTTTACCTTTTGATGATGGAGGAATGTCTGTTGTAATTAGTGATAAAGATGTAGATGAAGCAAAAAGAATTTTAGATAATAAAGGATTGATAGGGGTAAAAGATATAGAATCTAAACCAGGAATGGGGCATTCAGACAAATGGTGGGATATGTATCATGCATTAATTAAACAAGGCCATTCAAAAGAAAGTGCAGCCAAAATAACTAATTCTAAAATAAAAAGTAAAGCAATGCAAACAGATAATCCTTTAATTTTAAAACCAAATGAAAGAATGGATGATAATAGACTAAAACAAAGCATAGTTTATTTAATGAAACAAAATGAAAAAAAAATTAAGGAATTAATTGAAAAAGAAATGGGACAAAATAAATTAATGAAGATTAAATCTGTTGATAGTATAGCCAAAAGAATTAAAGATTTAATTACATTTCAAGGATTAAAAACAATCAGCGATGCTGTTATTAAGAATACTTTTATGAATGGTTGGGATAGTGCAGAAAAACAATTAGATAGAAATTTTATAGTTAATCGTGAAGTAATAGATTATATACAAAATTATACCTTTAATAATATTAAAGGAATGACTGAAGAAATATCTCAAGATTTAAGACAAGAATTAGAAAGGGGAATTATGTCTGGGGAAGGAATTACAAAAATAAAAGCCAGGATAAGTAAGGTTTTTGATGTGGGAGAAAATCGTGCAGATATGATAGCACGGACAGAAACAAATAGAAGTGAAAATCAAGGAAAATTACAAGGATTCAAAGCAAGTGGAGAAGAGTTAAATAAAAAATGGGTTGCAGCTATGGATAATAGAACAAGTGAATTATGTAAAAGATTAAATGGACAAGTAGTAGGAATTAATGAAAATTTCAAAGATAAGCAAACTAAAGGAGAATGGCCTTGTCCTCCAGCACATGTGGATTGCAGAAGTGCAGTTATTTATTTATCAAAAGAAGAATAGTTTTAAAAGAAAAAAATGTTTGATTGAACAACAATATTTAAATACAATATATGATTTTACTTTTTATGGAAAATCCAAGTTTTATTTTTAGTTCAGGACCAATTGAATTAAAATCAGAGGGAGAAAACTTTTTTGTTGAAGGATATATATCAACTCCTGATTTAGATTTAGTTAATGATATTGTTACAAAGAATTGTTTGATGGATATGGCAGAACAAATGCGGGAGCGAACAATTAAGTTAGATATTGAACATGAAAGTTTCAGAGGAAAAACAGATCTTGAAATGCAAATTAATAAAACAATTATTCCTGCAGCAAAAATAGAAGATTTCTTAATGGATAAAAAAGGTTTGAAAGTTCGAGCAATGTTAAACAGACATGTTGGAAGATTTAATGAAGTTAAAAATAGTATTAAAGATGGATTTTTAGATGCTTTTTCAATTGCTTTTGTGCCAGTGAAACAAACAATAGTACAAAAAAATGGACAAGAAATAAGAATGCTTGATAAGATTAATTTATTAAATGTAGCCTTTACAGGAAATCCAGTAAATACTAATGCAAGTATTGAAAATGTTTTTATGAAATCATTAGATTACTTAGAAGAAAAAGAACAATTAAAGAAACCAAAACCACAACCAGATCCACATAAAGAACCAGAAGAAGAAGATGATGAAGAAACAAAAAAGAAAAAAGGGCCAGGAGGACATAAACCAGACAAAACAGGGCCACATGGAAGAGGAGAAGGGCCAGGAAAAGGAAAAGCAGATGGTTCTGGAGTAAAAGAAGAAAAAGGGGAATTAAATAATAATCATGAAAATGATACAATTAAATTACAGGAGGTTAAAAATATGACAGAGGATAAGAAAGAAACAGAAGAGTCTCAAGTTGAACCTGAAAAAGAAGAAGTAAAAGAGGAAGTAAAAGAAGAAGTAAGTGAAGTAGTGAAAGAAGAACCAAATGCTGAGGTGAAATCTTTGGGAGAAGAAGTTGCTAATTTGAAAGAGGAAGTAGCTGATTTAAAAGCAAAGATGAAATTACCTATCAAAAAGGGGATTCAATCAATTGAAGATAAATCTAAAGACTTTGAAAACAAATCTTTAAATCCTTTGGATGTTATAGCTTAAGATGAAAAATAATATGAGCGTAGGATTCACTGGAACAGGAAGTGTAGGAAGTGTTAATTACAAGGGTTCTTATGAACATTCTTTCGGAGCTTTAAGAGATAATACAAGATATGTTGATGCATGGAATAAGATTGATTTTAGGAATGAATTGAAGAGTAGAATGTCAATTGGAATGAAAGCATTGGAAACAGAAACAGGTGGAGCAGGAACAGCAGGTTATGCAATGATTCCTATTTATGTAGATCCAAGAATTGTTGATGTTACACGAAAGTTCACACCATTAGTTGATTTAATTCCAAGAGTTACAAACCAAGGAATGACAGCAGATTACAATAAGATAACTGCAAAAGGTGGAGGATATGTAGCAGCAGAAGATGCAGCATTACCAGAAACAACAGATACCTATGATAGAGCAAGTACAGGTATTAAATTTTTGTATGCAGTAGGAAGAGTCACAGGACAAATGCAAGCAGCAATGCCAAGCTATATTCTTGAAGGTTTCCAACCAACAGGAAATGGTTTAGGAGCAGGCAGTCCATTCAGTCCATCAGGAGTTCCAAATGCAAAACAATTAGAAGTTGTTATGAAAGCAAGAGAGATGAGAGAATTGGAAGAGGATTTAATAGTGAATGGGTCAACAAGTAGTGATTCAAATGAATTTAATGGAATTGTAACACTTCAAAGTACAACAAATGTAGTTGATCTTGACGGGGCAGCATTAACATGGGATGACATTGAAACAGCAGTTAGATATGCTTTTGACGATGGTGGAAGGCCAAAGTTGGCAGTAGCATCAAGTGCAGTTTTACAAGATATTCGGAAGATTATAATTGATACATTTAGATACAATCCAAGTGATATTACAGGAAGTTTACCATTTGGAGTAAGTGCAGCAATTGTATTGCAGACATTAGTAGGACCAATACCAGTAATTCCAAGTATGTATTTGTCAAACACGTCAGGTGCAAAGCAAATCTATTTCCTAGATACAGATTACATTGAGATGAGGGTTTTACAAGATATGACTTATGAAGATTTAGCAAAAACTAATGATTCACAAAAATTCATGTTAAAGATATATGAATGTCTTATTATGAGAAACACTGCTTTCAATAGCTTTATAGACGACATACAATAAATCGTTTTTTTTTGTTTTTTTAGATTTAATTTTATTTTTTATTTTTTATAAAAAAAACAACCAATTAAATTAGAGGAGGTATAAAAATATGACAACTCAAGAAATAAGTGCAACAAGTGTGACTGGAATAACACCACAACTAGGTGGGACTGTAGCAGTTTTAACTTATACAAAGGTTAATGCAGGAGATACTATTGAAATTGGAGGAGATCTTCCAATTAGTACAATACATTATATAACAGCAAGATTAGATACAGGAGCAGATGATCCTTGTTCATGGAGTGGAACAACTGTAACATTGACAGCAGGAACAGGAGCTGGAAGAATATTGATTGTTGGAATTTAAGATGGCATTATCAAAAGGACTTAGAAGTAATAAAGGACCATCATCACCACCATATAGTAATGGACCATATGAATGGGACCAAGGAGTAATAATGCAAAAGCCATTAGTTGATAGTTACAAGAGATATACTTTAGAAGAACATTTTGAACATACACCTGGAATAAATGCAGATTTAGCAGAGACAGCAGAAGCAACAAGAGTTCCTAGAAATAAGAATTTTGAAGTTAGTGGAACTAATGGTACAAGTGCATTAGCTACATTTTCAGCTACAACAGGAGGAATAACAATAACCACTGCAACAGCAGAAAATGACCAGATGATTATAGGCCCACATACAGATACTAAGCAAACAGCTTGGTATGGAATTAAATGGGGAACTGAAAATCAGGTTATTTGGGAAGCAGTTATAAGAACAGGAGCAAGTATAGCAGCTTTAACAATTTGGGCAGGATTAAAACTTACAAGTACAAGTGTAGTTGCAACAGATGATGATGCAGCATATTTTCGATTTGATACAAATGTAGCAAATTGGGAAGCAACAACATCAATTGCAGGAACAGATGTAGAACATGACACTGGAATAGCTTTAGCAATAAATACAAGTTATTATTTTAGGATTGAAATTGATTCAGATAGAAAGGCACACTTTTTTATAAATAATAAAGAAGTATATCTATCAACAGCTTTAACAAATGATAAAGATTTAATTCCATACATTGGTGTTCATACAAATGCATCAGCAGCAAAAGCAATTACAGTTATTAAGGAAAAGATTTCAAGGATTATTTTTGAATAAATTTTAATTTAAAATGAAATTTAAAAATAATGGAAAAGTTCTTAAAGTAAGAATCCCTGAAGAAAGTGGATATAGATGGATTACAGTGAAGCATGGTGAAATTGTAGATATTTCCAAAGAAATTGGATTAATTAATAAATTTGAAGAAGTTAAACAGGAAAAATTAGTTAAAGTTAAAAAATCTAAGAAATATCATAAAAGAAAATAATTTATTTTTTATTTTTTGTCTTTTTTTGATTTTTAGAAAAAAAGGCAGTCTTCGGACTTAAAATAATTAAATTAGGAGAAAAAAGAATGGGAAACATAAGAAAGTACAAAATATCAAGTGGTTCAATAGCTGCAGATGGAAGTGCAATAGCTTATAGTGTACCTATAAGAGGCAAAATACTAGCAGTCGGAGTGGGCTACCCAGCACATACTTGTACAGTAGATCTTGATTCACAAGGAGAAGCAACAGACCAAAAAATTTTGGATTTAGCTGCTGCAAGCACAGATGCAACTTATTATCCAAGGACACCAGTGCATACTTATACTGGAACAGCAGTTGATTTAAGTGATACAGAAGGTGGAAATAATGCACAATATGAATCTTTTGTGGTTTATGGAAGGATAAAGTTAACAATTGCATCAGGAACAGCTGCAGAAAGTGTATCAGTATACATAATGGTTGAGGAGGACTAATGAAATTCAGAAATAATGGAGAAGCTGTTCAAGTTAGAATGAGCCAAGGGGAAGGATATGAATGGATACTTTTAAGAAAAGGAGAAACAATCGAATTGCCAAGATTAGTTGGAAAGGCATATAAATTTGAAGAAATAAAGGTTACTGAAGGAAATATAGGCAAGATAAAAGTAGAAACAAAACAAATAGAAGATTTTTCAAAAATAGAAGTGCCTGAATTTGAAAAGGAATTAACAAAGATAAAAGGAATTGGAGTTAAGACTGCTTGGGACATAACAAAAGTATTTCCAACAGAACAAGCTTTGAGAATTGCTATTTTAAACGGAGAAGAAATGCCATTTCGTGATGATGTGGAAGCAAAATTAAGGAGGAAATATGACAAATAGTATTTTATCTAGGGAAAATCGTGTAATGATTAATGAAATAAAAGAAGATATAAAAGAAATTAAGGTTAATATGGTTAATATTTCAAATCATTATTCTAAAAGATTGCCTGGATGGGTAACCATAGTAATAACAGTTTTAGGAGCAACAGTCACTGGATTGATTGTTGCAGGAGTTAAATAATGGCAGATTTTTTAAACTTGGGAGGTGTAGAATAAATATGGTATGGAATAAAGGAAAGAAATTATCAAAAGAACATAAAGAAAATTTAAGCAAAGCTCGTAAAGAATTTTATAAAAATAATCCTCATCCAAGAGGGATGTTAGGGAAGACAAATAAATGGGGAAATCATTCTGAAGAAACTAAAAGATTAATTGGGAAAAAAAGTAAAGGAAGAAAATATCCAAATAGAAAAAGACCTCCAGCAATGACTCAAGAGCAAAGAATAAAAATTAGTAGGGCATTAAAGGGGAGAAAGAATCCAAATAAAGCGAGAATTGGAAAAAAGAATGGATTTTGGAAAGGTGGAATATCTTTTGAACCTTATGATGAACAATTTAATAACAAATTCAAACGAGTAATTAGAAAAAGGGATAATCATATTTGTATGATGTGTGGGATTCATAGAGAAAAATTAAATAGGGCATTGGATATTCATCATATTAATTATAATAAATTAATTTCAATTCCTCAAAATTGTGTAAGTTTATGTCATTCCTGTCATGCTAAAACTGGTTGGAATAGAAAATATTGGATTAAATTTTTTCAAGGAATATTATCAGAAAAATATGGTTATAAATATTCTGAAAATAAAGATATAATATTGGAGGTTGAAAAATGAGATATGTAAATGTTGAATCTGTTCGTCGTACTGCAGGGATTTCAAGCAGTGAAATTAATGATGCGGATGTAGAAAGTATAATTAATGAAGTTGAATATCAGATTGAAAGATTTTTTAATACAAAATTTACACCAACAGAAAGAATAGAAATTCTTGATGGAAATGGAACTACAAGATTAATGTTAGATCATAATCCTTTATTGGCAGTAAGGGAATTAACAATAGATGGAGATGAAGAGGATCCTGCATATATACATACTTACAAAGAAAGTGGAAAAATAGTTTTAGATTCAACTAAAGCCTTAACAAATAGTTTATTTAGAGAGGGGGATAAAAAGATTAGAATAAAATATATTTATGGATTGGTTGAAGAAAGTACAACAAGTTCAACAACAACTGCTGATGAGATTGCAGGAACAGATGTAAGTATTGATTTAGGATCAATTACAGGATTTTCAGATGAAGATTGGGTTGAAATTTATGGAATGGATGGAAATAAAGAAGTTGCACAAATTAATGCAACTCCAGGAGCAGGAGCAATTGTAGTTGATAAATTAGTTCAAACACATGAATCAGGAAGTATAGTAGTTAAATTAGAAATAAATCCAATTTTTAAGAAATTAATGAATTATGCTTGTGCAATTTCAATGGTTGCAAGAATTGTAGGACAATCTTATACAGACATAGTTGGTTATGGATTAGGAGAAATGCATGTTCAAAAGGGTGAACCTTATACTCAATGGCGTGAAACTGCAACACAATTAATTCGAGAGAGAGATAGATTAATGGGAACTGCAAAGGTTCAAGGAGTATTAAAACCAAGACCGTATATAGCTTAAAATGAAAAGCAAAAATATTTTTATAATTGCAACTTTTTTAATAGCTTTGACTGTGTTAGTTGCAGCAGATTTTACTCCACAAGGTAATATTAATCTTAGGGATTATTATAATCTTACAGGAGCTTTATATATAAATTCTACACTTTATTATGGTAATGGAAGTCAATTAACTGGTGTGATTGGTTCAGCAAATAGTTCTGATTATTGGGATAATATGAATACTATTAATACAACACAAATGGAAAACTCAGGTGGAGTTTTAAATATTTTAGAAAGTTGGTTAAAAAGTTTATTTTACACTAAAGCAGAAGTAAATACAAATATTGAAAATGCAAACACTTCAGTAGTTAATTGGGTAGATTTATTATTTCCAAGATTCACAGAGTTAGTTAATCAGGTAGGTAATTGGTCAGCAGACAAATCAGATTATTATACTTGGCCAGTAATAGATGCTTTTAATTTATCACATTGGACAGATGACTTAGGTGATAGAGGTTATACAGATTTATTAAATTTTACAAATAGTCCTGGATTTTACAATTCAACTGATTTTGAAATTAGTAATTATTATTTAGTAAGTAATCCTTTTGATTATTATAACTCAACAAATCCTCAAACAGAAATAGACCCTTACTGGACAGCAAATCAAAGTTCTTATTCAACAACAGCAGACATAATTGCTTTTGGATATTATAATTCTTCTGATTTTGTAATTACTGATTATTTTACTAAATCAGATATTGAAGGATTTAATTATTATAATTCAACAGATTTCAGCATTGCTGACTACTTTACTTCTGCAGAAGTTTTAGCTTTTGATTATTACAATTCTTCAGATTTTGACATTTTAGATTATGTAACCTCAACAACTTTATTAGGATATAATTATTATAATTCAACTGATTTTTCTATTTCTGATTATGCAACAAATGTAAAAGTAGATAGTATTGGGAATTTCACTGCTTGGAATAAAGATTATAATGATTTAATAAATACACCAACTTTTACAAACGACACTTGGGTTGATACAAATTTTGTTAGATTTACAGAATTAGTTGGACAGGTTGGAAATTGGACATCAGATAAAGTAAATTATTATACATCAACACAAACAGATACAGCTATTGAAAATGGAAATACTACATTATATAATTGGATTGTTGCTCAAGATTATTTAGATGATTATACAGAAACAGATTCTTTAGCATACAATGGAACTCTTGCTTATTTATCTGATATTCTCGGATGGGATTATTATAACTCAACAGACTTTTCTATTTCAGATTATTACACAAAAGTGAATATAAATAGTTTTGATTATTACAATTCAACAGATTTTGATTATAACGATTATTACTTAGATTCAAATCCAGATAACTTTATAGATTGGAGTAAAGCTGTAAATGGAACTTTGTTTTTATCTTCAGAATATAATGCTTCTGGATTAATTAAAGATTGGACTGTTGATTTGTCAGACTATCCAACATTAGATGAGATAATTGGTTTTAATTATTACAACTCAACAGATTTTGATTACAATGATTATTATCTTAAATCTAACCCATTTAGTTTTTACAATATTACAAATGCCCCAACTTATATTAATGATACTTTTGCTGGAAACTATTCAACATTTTTAACTCACATAGATTGGAGTGATGCAACAAATGGAACTTTAGCATTAAGTTCAGAAATTCCAACAAATAATAATCAATTAACAAATGGAAATAATTATTGGAATGATACCTATGCGACTTTTAATAAAACTTATGGAGATACAATTTATTCTCCAATAAGTGAACCTTTATCTTTACATTTAAATCAAGACAATTGGTTTAATGATTCTAATGATTGGATTTATTGGGATAATCCTACAATAACTTTTAATGAATCTAAATTAGAAACAACTTATTATTTAGCAAGTGCAATTAATGTAGTAACAGGAACAGGAGCAGGTAGTTTAGCAGATATTCAAACTTATAATGTTGTTACTTATAATGTTACAGAAGTAAATTCAGATTTTGAGTTAATAGTTAATTTTACTGGAATAACTGATTTTACAACTCTTTTAGTAAGACATAAAATAGACACAACAGATGGACATAATCCTACAATTCAAATATGGGATTACACAACTTCAAGTTGGGAAGGATATGGATATTTAAGTGAATTAACAACATCTAAAATGCAAACATTGGGGGTTTATGATGCAGATGAACATATTAGTGGGGGGGTAGTTCAAGTTAGATTTTATTTAAATGAAATTGGAAATGCAGGACATGTTCATCAATTTGATTGGGTTGGATTAAGTAAAGGATATGGAACACCTGTAGGAGAAGAAATAGATCCTATATGGGTAGCAGAAAAATCAGATTATTATACTTCTGCTGAAACAGATACAGAAATAGGAAGTGCAAATACAAGTGTTGTTGGTTGGGCAGATGGAAAGTTTGTTGTAAATTCTGGAGGAGATAGTTTATCTGGACAATATGATTTTAATGGGGGATGGACAAGTAGTGGATTAAGTATAATTAATGGAAACTTATATGCACAAACAGGTTATTTTTATAATATAAGTGGATTAGATGTTAATGATTTAAGGATTAATGGTTCACTTCTTCCAACAGTTGGATTTGATAATCAATTTGATATAGGTAATTCAACTTTGAAGTGGAAGGATTTATATTTGGGTGGGAAAATTTTTGCAACAGACTGGACAAATGTTTCAATAACAGAAAGTCAAATAAGTGATTTACAAGATTATTATCTTAATTCAAATCCTTTTAGTTTTTACAATTCAACAGACTTTAGTATTTCTGATTATGCAACAAATGTAAAAGTAGATTCTATTGGAAACTTTACAGCATGGGATAAAGATTATAATGACTTAATTAATACACCAACAATTCCTATTTTATGGGATTCTGCATTTAACACAACAGGAGATTCAAGATGGTTAACTTCTGTAGCATATAATGATTTAACAGGTAGTCCTGCAGATAGAATTACAACAAATAGTCATATTAGTTGGGATGGAGATATATTAAATGTTGCTGATGATTGGTGGAATGCTTACTCTGATTTTATGGGAACTACAACTACAGATAAATGGTGTAAGTGGGATGGTTCTCAAATAGATTGTAATGTTGAACCAGTTAC